CCGGGGACACCAAAACATACGCCGGAACACGGAAGATCGTCCTGCCGCCCAGCACTGCGGAGCTGCTGAGGACACGGAAGAAAAAGTCTTTCTCCCCCTGGATCTTCCACGATCCCCTCCGCCCGGAGGCTCCCGTAAACCCCAGCAGCGCCTACAACCAGCTCAAGAAGCTGCTGGCCGAGGCGGGGCTGCCCAGCATCCGCTTCCACGATTTACGTCACCCAAATGTCAAGCCCGAGACGAAAAGTTTTTCAACTTTTTTGAAATTTTCTAAGGCCGAACTTTACGCTCTTACCTGGGGCGTTTTCTGATTTCTTTAATCATTCCACGGAGCATCGTGTCAAGGCTTAAATCTACCTCTCCACAATCTGCCGTATGGACGCTGACGCCGAGATCACGGAGCAGGTGCCAGTATTTTGCTACTTTGTCCGTATCCCGGCCCAGGCGGGTGAGGCTGTGGATAAGCAGTATATCGGTATCCCCATTTTCTGCCGCCGTATGGAAGTCCAGCAGACCAGGGCGGTCCATGGTGAGGCCGCTCCCTATATCGCTGGAAACACCAACGATTTCAAAGCCATGCTCTTTTGCGTAACTTTCCAGCCTGTGCCGCTGTCTCTCCAATACCTCCGCGCTGTCCGGCCCATTGTGAGCCACACGGCAGTAAATCCAAGCCTTTTTCTGTTCCATCACGCCGCCTCCATACAAAAGTCCTTCATCTTCCAGATGATCTCCACCTGATTATTCGGATAGACATATACCCGATCAATCAGCGTATCGGCCAGCCCAGCCGTTAGGCCACCGGTCCCGACTACTTCCCGCGCCAGCTCAGTCCTGGCGCTTTTCGATTTTTCATCCATCTCCATCTGCGAGGTCTGCACCTTCAGATTGGAGTGGATCGTCCGCAGCCGGTCAAGCTCACTGTCAACAGCGGCCTTCTGGATTTTGTAGTCCTCCATGGTGATCTGCTTCAAAATGAACTGTTCATACAAAACTCGCTTTTGGTCCAGATAGTTTTCGATCTGTTTGTCGTACTCGGCCTGTTCCGCAAGCTGAACATCCAGCCTCCCGGCATTGGAAAGATCAGCCACATTCAAAATAACCTGGGCCTGCTTGGAGAGGACTTCGTATAACATCCCTTCCAGCTCCGCCTCGGTAACCGTCAAACCATGGCAGGGGGCGGATTCGTTTACCTGCGTGTACCGGCAGTAAAAGGTGGCGTTTTTCTTTGCCGTCCGGGGCATGGCGTGACCGCAGCACCCACAGCACACTTTGCCCCGCAGGGGGTAGGCCCTGGCGTTTTTCTTGGGACACTTGAACCTGGGCCGCTGGGCCTGCACCTGATCGAATAATTCCTTGCTGATAATAGCCGGATGATGGTCGGGAATCTTGACCCACTGGCTTTCATCCTTCATCCGTACATGGTGCCCGCCTACCTCGGTCACTTCCCGCTTGCCCATAATGTAAGTGCCGGTGTAGCGTTCATCGTCCAGGATATGCACCACCGAAGATGTGGACCATATCCCGCAGCACCGGGAAATGTCGTGGCCGTTGAAGCCGTGGGCCGCTTTGTACTCGGCAGGGGTGGGAATGCTCCGCTCAAACAGGGCCTTGACGATCTCATTCGGTTTATATCCGTCCCTTGCCAACTCAAAGATCATCTGGACATTGGGGGCGGTTTCCTCGTTCGGCTTCATGCGGCCATTTGCGCCCTTCTGGTAGCCGTAGGGACAGGTCTTGCTCTGGTATTCGCCCCGGCGGAACTTCACATACTTGGCGCTCTTGTACTTGATGGACAGGTCCCGGCTATAAAATTCACTGACCAGATACTTGAACGCCACATTGATGCCGCCTGTGTCTCCGTGGAGTTTATCGCTGTCAAAATCATCATTGATGGAAATAAAGCGGACACTGTACAGAGGAAAAACCATTTCCATAAAGTATCCCACTTCAATGCTGTTCCGTCCGAACCGGGTAAAATCCTTCACAATGATGCAGTTGATCTTACCCTCCCGCATCTGGTCAAGCAATTCTTGGACGGCTGGCCGCTCAAAGTTGGTCCCACTATACCCGTTGTCGATGAACTCAAGGACCTCCACGTTTTTAACGCCCTCCATAGCGTCAACATATTGGTGGAGCGTGTGTTTCTGGTTCTCAATGCTGAAACTACCCACCTTGCTGTCCTCGGTGGAGAGGCGGATATAGAGGGCAATCACATAGGTAATCGGGCTGTTACTCATTTCCCAGCACCTCCATCACGCGCTCAAAGCCGCCTTCAAAAGAGAAGTCGATGGACACATCATCCGGGCCGTTTACCGTGACCCGTTTAATCAGTTGATTTACCAGCAGGGCGGAAAGTGTCATGTCTCTGCCCGCCGCCGCCAGCTTGTCGGCCATGCTGGTGTAGTGTTCCATCTGCCGCTCCAGCTCGGCTTGCCGGGTCTGAAGCTGCTGAACACGCTCCACCGCGCCGCTGATTTTCTGACTGTAATCCTCCTGCATTTCCAGGTATTCCGCCCTGGTGAGGATTCCTTTGACGAAATTTTCATAAAGGCCCGCACGGATGGCCTTGTTTTTCTGCGTCTGCTGCCCCAGCTCGTTGATCTCCTGGTCCACCTGGACCTTCTGCGCGGCGATCTTGCCGTCACACTGTTTCAGCCGCAGAGCTTCACCCATCACGACCTCCGCCTTCTGCCGGATGATCGTCAGAATCGCATCGAATAAATCAGGCTCCGGCAAATGGATGATGCCGCCGGTGCAGGAACCTTCCCCCATGCGGTCATTGGAAATGCAGCGGTAAAAGTACCGCCCGTGGCTTCTCTGCCGGTGGAGGTTCTTGCCGCAGTGAGCGCAGAACACGCGCCCTCGCAGGATGTTCTCACTGTAAGGGACCTTCATAGTCCTGGTGTATTTGGACGCCATCTGTTCCCGGACAGCCTGGGCCTTTGCGAATACCTCCCGGCTGACCAGCGGTTCATGGGTATTGCGCACCACGATCCAGTCTACCGGCTTGGTGAGGACCTGCTTATGGCCGACACTGGTGTGCTTGCCCTGCACCATATCGCCGGTGTAAACTTGATCCGCAAGAATCTTCCCCACTGTCCAGGTCTGCCATTTGCCGCTGCCCATCAGCTTCTTGCTGGTAATCAGGCCAATGCTGGCGAGGTAGTAGCCGGGGGTCATAACGCCTTGCTCATTCAACTGCTTTACGATCACATTCAACGGAACACCGTCAACTGTCCACTGAAAAATCTGCCGGACGATAGGGGCTGTGTCCTCGTTGACCAGCAGGCGGTGGCAGTTGTCCGGGTCCTTCCGGTAGCCGTAGGGAGGCCGTCCACCCACAAATTCCCCGTCCCGCATGGCCTGATTCTGCTGCGCCCGGACCTTCTTGCTGATGTCGGCGGCGTAAGCCTCGTTTATCATATTTTTCAGAGGCACAATCAGATGGTTGCCGCTGTTTTCCGAATCCTCGCTGTCAAATTGGTCGTTGACGGCGATAAAACGCACCCCATGGAGCGGAAAATATTTCTCGATGTAGTAGCCGGTGTCGATGGTGTTCCGCCCCAGGCGGGAAAGGTCTTTCACCATGATGCAGTTGATCTTCCCGGCCTCCACATCGGCCAGCATCCGCTGAAAGGCTTCCCGCTCAAAGGTCCGGCCCGTAATGCCGTTGTCGGTGTAGACCTCCACGATCTCAAGATCCGGGCACAGGGCGGCATACGCCTCCATGATCTGACGCTGGGTTTCCAGGGAATCGCCCCGCTTGCCGTTGAACTCCACCGACAGGCGGATGTAGAGCGCCGTCCGCCAGATTTTCATGTAGTCCTTCTTCGGTTGTTCCGGGGCTGAAACGCCCTTCCTGCTTTTCCGTGCCATTTATGCCGCCTCCTTTTCCGCTGCCGCCAGCGTATCCAGAACGTCCCGCAGGTCAGGCGGGAGTTTCCCCATCTGGTCCAGACGTTTCAGCACCTTGACGTATTCGATCAGATAGCGGAAGGTGATAACCAAATTGTTTTTGCCATCCACCCGGATAGACTGAACCATGGCGATCACCGCCCGCCGGTCCAGCGTGGTCATAGCGGAGAACTCCTTGAAGTGCTGGGTCCACCGCAGGCGGGAGCTGCCGTTGTTCGTCACCAGCTCCATCTCGGCCCGCAGGCGGTCAATGGCCTCTTGCGCCTGTTCCGCCCGCCCGGTGTAAAGATTCTTCAAATCCTGATAGTCCTTTTTGCTGATAAGGTTGCTGATAAAATTCTCATAAAGCGTGGCCTTGAACTGGCGGGCTTCTTCCAGCTTGACCTCATTATCCGCGATCTGAGCCTTAAACTTGGCGATTTCCTCTTGGTTGATCTGTTCCTCGCTGATGCTGTCCAGCAGTTCGTCCAGAGAGACAACGTGCCGGATATGGGCTTGCAGGCTGGCCAGAACGCAGTCGATCAGGTCAGCCTCTTTCAGCATGACCGGGTGGGTGCAGCCCTTTTTCTTCCCGGTGGGACAGTGATAATAGATGTACTTCTTACCCTTGACCGTGTTGGTTTTCCGGGTCATGCGCCCGCCGCAGCAGCCGCATACCAGCAGGCCGGAGAACAGATAGACCGCCTCGCCGTCCGGGGCCGTCCGGGTGTCCAGACTGGAAATTTTCTGAACCAGGTCAAAGTCCCGTTTCTGGATGATCGGCTCATGGGCGTTTTCAATACGGACCCATTCCTCCGCTGGCTTATGAATGATGTTCTTCAGCTTGTGGTTATGGGTTTCCTGCCGCCCCTGCAAAAGAACGCCGGTGTAGGTTTCTTCCTGCAAAATGCGGATCACCGCACGGGCGGACCACTTGGCGTCCGGCACATCCGCAAAGCCGCCGGTGGGATGGGGCAGCCCCCGGCTCTCCTTATAGGCAATGGGGG